CCGCTTGGCTGAAGCATGTAGGGCTTCATCTGCGAGTCCATATCGTCAGGCATATTAATTACGCTGCCTGCACCAGCACTTGCGTCTGTCTCGTATGACTTAACAAGAGTCGGATGGTTACTGATGCGGATTAGCTGCTCTATCTCCGAAAGCTCTTGATAGATAGCCCGCTGCATATAAGCAACATCAGAAAGATCGCTAACACCAATACCGCGAACAACTGATCGCTGAGCAGGCAGAAACACCGCTGGAATGCGTCCCAGTGGATTAGGCTCTGAGCCAAGGTATGTGTCAGCTTGGTTAATGCTCTTGTACAGCTTCACCTCATCCTTTGTCCAGATGCGGTAATAAACAACCTTCTCAGTGTCGCTGATTTCTTCGATAGACTCGCGAACCTTTAGATAGCAAAGCTCGTAGCGACCAGATGGCATACGCTCATATTCCCAGTCGAATACATTCTCAGGGGTGAACATATTCACATAAGGTCTAATATCCTGTCCCAGCTCCTCAGCCTTGGTGCGGGCGTTAGATGCGGGCTTATCGACCATAATCCAGACGTTACCGTATACGCTAGCCCAGATGTTAGCCTCTCGCATAAACGCATTAAAGCTGCGCCCATCAAGATCAGCGTCTTTCATAAATGGCTCAAGGGCATAGTTACCCGCTGCACTGTTGAAGCTGCGCACTGGTGGCTGTCGCCATAGAAAGCTGCTGTAGATGTGAACAATGTTCTTGCTGTGATTGTCCATTGGGGTCAGGTCAAGTCGTCGGTTGTACTCGTCCTTGTCCTCATTAACGTAGCGCGTCAGGTATGCACCATCACGATAATCTTCGCCACCCATATAGCTGCGAAGGTAAAACTCCCAGCGGTATTTGTTGTTGTCATATTGCGGGTGCGTGTATTCTAAATCTTTGCTGTATGCCATTAAGTCCACCGTCTAGGTTGTTCAACTATGCGCTCTGTGCGTACTGGGAATAGATATTCTACCAGATAGCCTAACGCGTCATTCATGTGGTCAAAACCATCTTTGTTGGGAATGCTTGTCCCTTCCTTGTAGGTCTGCCGTTCTAATGATTCAATCGTCTGTTTGCATTTAGGGTCTATCAACAACTTCCGCTGACCATCGCTTGATAGTAGCCGAGAGTTGACCGCATTTATTCTATCTCGAACCAGTGCGTGTCTGGTCTTAGCCTTAACCTCAAAACCTGCGTTCTGAAGTATGCTTAAATCTGTACGTCCACCTGCGCTAGTCTTGCGCTGCCTAGAAGCAGGGTCGGGGTAGATGATAACACGTTTGTCAGGGTATCGCGCTCGCAATTCTTGCGCCATCTCATCAGTATTGCTGCCCCACATAACCACCTCATCAATCGCCAGCAGTGTGTCATGGTGTCGGACACATACAACCGCACTCATCGGGTCTAAGTTGAAGTCCATGCCAACGTGTAGCGTGTGGTGGTCTGCCTCTATCTTGCCTACTGATTCTTCTCTGCTAAAGCCGTAGTAGATAATTCCGCTGTAGTTTACAAATTGCGCGTTATATTCCTGATTGAAGGTTCGCTCATCTAGGTCTTGCTGGGCTTGCTCTATCTCTGTCTGCGGTACGTTACCACCTTGGATAGTTGTGTACTGAAAGCTCTGCCAGTCAGCGTCACCATCTAGCCCTTTGCTGTACAGGTCATAGAAATGGTTGCGACCTTTAGGAGTCCCAATAAATAAAGCACTTCCAAGCCTGTCAGATAGCGATGGTCTGATAACTTCATACCACGCCTCTGGTCGCATATCTGCAAACTCGTCAAGGACAACAAAGTCTAAAGCTCGTCCTCTAAGGTTGTTAGGCTTCTCCGCTCCCTTCAGGCTGATAACGCTTCCATTAATCAGTCGCATCGTCAAGCTGCTTTCGTTTGTCTTGGTCAGGTATTCAGGCGGGATAGTCTGAATAAGCATATCCCAAGCAATCTCTTTTGCAGATCCGTAGGTGGGTGCTACATACCAGCAATTCTTGTTCTTGCCGCTAATGGCTGCTCGCAGTATCTCCCCAGTGCTAAGGAATGTCTTGCCGAATCGTCGCCCAGCAACAACGCTACGGAAACGGCTATGGCTACAGAATATCTCACTCTGCGGCAGGGTTAATTGCACGATGGTCTACCACTATATTGATTGGGGGAATCTCTTGCGCTTCTGCATCTGCTTCTTTCCAGCCGCCTTGGGTTTTCAGGTAAAAGATGTTCGCTGTTACATTGCCATCCTCAGCCAGCTGGACAAGGTTGCTGCCCATGTTTGCAATCTGTTTGCATCTGCCCTTTTTATAAGCGGTAGAAACTTCAGGTTGTCGCTTCTCTACTTCCCTTAGCGTCTTTTCACTAATATCAAAGTAGTCGGCAATCTGGCCTTTAGTTAATACAGCAGCCAACGCCTGAATCTCAATTACTTGGTCAGGGGTAAAGACTACAGGGGGTCTGCCACCGCCTTCGCCTTGATTTCCTTTTTTCATCTAAGGGTTTATACCTCAGTGCCGAAAACAGCGTGCATATTCATAAGGGGGTTTTGTAGCATAACATCATGCTCATCAGGGGGTAAACCGTTTACCTTGCAATCTACTGCATCACACCAGAATCGCAGGGCAGTAATAACAGGCTGTGCGGCTGTAGGGTTGTCGATAAGGCTCTGAGTTATCCCATCGACCTTAGACAGCAAATCATGCCATCCGTTTTCTTCGCATTCGATTATACGGCTCACAATATTCAACTGGTGCATATTAACCTCCGCAGGCTAACAGTTTGGTTGTGCCGTTATTGTAAACGCTGGTTACTTTTTGTGCAATCTAAGGTCTTGAACAGCCACTAGAACAAGGGCTGAGAGAATAAAGCCAATCATATATAGCATTTCCGAAAGTCTCCGTCTGGTGAATTTGCGGGCATTGTAAGTGCTATCAGATATGATTAGAAATGATGCTTATTGATGATTGGTATATCAGAAATGATATAGGGAGCCTGTTGTGACTACAGGTCGGCCAAGCCTGCCTTTACGGTGCGGAATGTCACCTAGTCTAAATTTAGTGCCGCGTTGTGACTACTGGTGCGGCAAACCAGCTTCAAGGGGTAGGAGGGGGATACCCTAGTCAAAAAAGATTATAAGCAAAGCAAGCAATATGGCAAGCCCATTAGATGCAGGAATATTAACAATCCATTCTCTTATGCGGCCATAAGGATCCTCTCCGATTACATTGTATAAGCGCTCCTCAATCCACCACTGAGCTTTTTTAATCATAGTCCAACCGCTTTTGTCTGGCTGCCAATCTTCGTTTATTTTTTTATCGGCAAACTCATTCACTGAACTAACCATTTCTTCTAGCTCCTCTTTGCTTAATTTAGCTACTGGCATGACACTACACCCAAAACATTAGTCCGACAAACGGTGCCATCACTGAAGCGAGTATTTCCAAACACATCGACGCTGCTGCTAGTGCCATCGTTATATCGCGTATTGCCTAAAACATCCGTTCTGGCGCTAAAGCCATCAGATCCGCGAATAGTGCCTAAAACATCGGTTCTATAAGTTGTGCCGGTTCTGGAATCTCTAACATTGCCTAAAACATCCCTGCTAAGGGTTCCGCTTGTTCCGCCGCAGTTATATCGAGTGTTTCCGAATACATCTACTGTGGCTGTGCAAGTAGCAAATGCACTTGTCGACAAAACGCTAATTAATAAACATATCAAATACTTATTCATCTGTAATTACTCCTATGGTTTCGTTTTCTGCAAAATAATAACCTGCGCCGACTAGAAAGCGTTGAAATTCTTCGATGATTTCATCTCTATTAATATCGCGATTAAACAACGTTACCTCTAGCATCACATCTGGCACAAGGTTAGGTCTTTCGTAAGGATACTGCCTGAAGGTGTAAGCTGGTTTGCCGCAATTCATTAGCACACCCCCTGCAAGCAATCGTTATAGCTCATGGTAGACACTATCAAATACATAACAAACAGAGCAGCACCTAATGCCATAAACGTACGTGATTCTGTACGCTTGTCTTTTGCTATGCGGTCACGCGCATATTTATAATCGTAGTTAATCATTATTGGCCTCTCTCATATCCAGCGAACGCCTCTGGCTTCATGTAATTCTCAACGTAGTATTCCAGCACACATTGGCGTAACGTAGCTTCAAGGGACAAATACATTTCATCTTTAAGCATAACACTTGCAGAATCTTTGCTCTTGTATAAAAGCCGCAGGTATCCAACGCGCTTGGCTGTGTCAATTGCAGGTGAAATATAATCGTCTTGCCAGCTAGGATAGGCCAACAGCCACCACAAAACTAACATATCTTTTTCCGCGTCAGGAAGGTCAATAATATCGCCTTCCCAATTTGGGCGCTTATTATAAAGGTCGTCGATTAGGTCTTTGATTTCTTGTTTCATGTTTAGCCCTTCTTTTTTTGAATGAATGCACACCTTGCCTGATGGTTACTAAACTGTCAACACTTTATTTCGCCGATGCGCCATTCTTGTTCTTTTATCTGTTCTTTAAGGTCGCGAGCAAATTGGATAACTTCTTCGCGGTCAAACTTAGGCGATGCCCTCCATGCCAGTCGCTCCATAGCTTTAACCCTGCGCTCACCGTGATAGTCAACCATCCACTGCCTGTAGCGCAATACATAGTGTGCCTGCTTCATGCCCCAAAGGTTACAAGAGGGGCATTGTGGATTGCAATTCGGCTCGTACAGCTTAAAAACCGTTCTGCCCCTAGGTATAAAGTGGCCGCCCTGCATGGATTTATAGTGATCTATTTTGCCGCAGGTAACGCACTGGCAGTATCCGTGATCATCCGATGCCTTGAGCCTTACAAGTCGCTGCAATAGCTTTGCTGCTTTTTCTACTTCCTGCGCAACTGTAGATTTTCTTTTAGTTTTCTTCGCCATATTCAAGCTCAAGTAATAATTTACAATAGTGGATAGCTTTTAAGACATCTTGTTTCTTATTCTTTGCCTTGTGTCTCATAATGTACTTAATTACATTAGCTTCGATAAATGGCACGTTATTTGCGTGGATAAACTCTATCGGCTGGATTGCCATATTTTTATAATGACTGCCGCCTTCTTGCTGATTAAGTGCGCTCAATGTGCTATTACCTCATCCTTCAATTCAACTTCATCAGGCATTTGCAAATCGCATCGTGTGCATAGACCGTAAGCATCGCCATCAGAACCAAGCCAATAAGTAAGAGGAAGAGCGCAATCCTCACAAAATAAGCGAGTAAGAGTAATGGTGCGACTAGGAAATTCAAAAACATTACTCATCCCTCCACCTTAATTTTTACCCGCGAATCTTCTCCGCTGTTTTTGTGATATACAACTGCCGTCATAGAACGCTCTGCTCCGTAGCCGCTGTCGCTATGCCATTGGTCAGTAGCAGTAAGGCTGCCCCAGTGTTCAAAGTGCATAGAACCCACCTCTCTGGCGGTGTGGTGATGAATGTGTCCAAGGTGGCAATAGCGGTTCTTTGACTCTGCCCATTCGTCGTCTAAGTTCTTAATAACTGTCTGTAGAATTTGCTCGTGCTTAATGCGGTCGCCATGGTGGAAAACGAATAAGTTATTGTGCCACTGGTAAGATATAAACTTGCTGTAATTCTGCACTACCTCAACTCTTGGCTCATTGCTGTAGAGCAACTCTAGGCAGCTGGATAGGTGGCAAGCCATGTCGTAATCGTGATTCCCGCGTACATTAACCACAACCACTTTCTCGTGCGTCTGTAGCATCTTGTCGATTAGGACATTAAACAGCCTGCCTGCCAGCTTAAAGGTCTTTCCGATGCGTGTGTCTACGTCTACCGGCGTCCCCTTGGTTGTAGTGTTAAAGCTACTATCAGCGTGAAAGAAATCACCAACGTTCAAAAGCACTCCAGTCCCAGCGTTTCCAACTCGATTAGCCAGCCTATCGGTTGAATCAATCAAAATCTGGGTCGCTATTTTTACATCCCAGTCATCGTCATCAACTTTAGTTTCTGAATCTGCAAGCATCCCGAAATGATGGTCGCCTATCATATACATGGCTAAGTAATCTTCGCTCACTTCAGCAGGGGCAGGAACAGGCGGTTTAAATCCCTGAATATCATCTTTAACGCCCTCAATCATTAGGTCAAGGCGCTCTTTAAGGCTTTTCTTTTGCGGCTCTTGGATAACCCATTGCAGGGCTACAGAACCATCTTCTTTATATGCTGTGGATACTCGCTTGGCATCAAAGCCCTCGGCGGTCTGGTGTACTAAACTGCGGTGCGGTGCGACCCCCTTGGCTGCGGCATATCCCTCAATGCGCTTCAGAGTCTTATCAACTACGCGCCGGTTAATCCCAAGTGCATCGGCTGCTTTAGTATTTGAGCCATGCTGAAGAATCGCATCTAATACACGCAGCTGAGATTCACTTCTTGCAAATTCCTTTAATGTTCTAGGGTCTATTTTATCCATTATTCCACCTGCTGTTGTTTTAGTTTTCTATATTCGCTCTGTGGGTCAATCGGCAAATTAAAGCCTAAGTCAAAAGCCCACTCATAAACCTGATTAAGAAAGTGGTGCATCTCACCAGAATCTAAACTGCTGGTCTTTCTTAGCTGGTCTTTAATGATTGTCTTTCCCACCTTGATTTCTTCAGTGCCAAGGAATAGCTGTTTTAGTAATAGCTTAACATTTTCTTCAGAATAAGATGGGTCACGCTTATTAACTGCGGCGCTAAGGTATCTGCACCAAGCATGAAACATAGCGTTCTGTGAGATTGTGCGGGGGTTGCTGTAAGGCTTTAGGGTAATAGCGCAAGGCTTCTTATAATCCCAATCTTTTAGGCGGTCAGCAATGTACCTAAGCCGAATTTCTATCTCTTCGGCTCGGTACACTTTTACACTGTCGGCATCGCTCAAACTAATGCCCTCGAAAGCCACTTCTGACTTAACATATCTTCCGCAGACTCTAACCTCGTGATGAAAGGCTTTTCGGCATCGTTGTTATAAGCTGCCTTAGCCATTCTTAAATCATAATCAGTGATAATCTTGCACTGTTTAGCGCGAAGTCTGCTGTGCAGTGTTTTGGCGTTAATACCTGCGACCTCAGCCATATGCGGCAAACTATACTTTTCGCCTGTTTTTAGACCTCCAGTCTTGCCTGCAAATAGATACTTTTGGGGGATTTTGTGGGGTGGGTTCTTTCGTCGATCACTACGCACGCTTAAGTTCCTCCCCGCCATCATAATAAAAACCATACTTTGTCAAAAAATACTGCTTTTGAGAATCACGGTCTTCTAGCTCACACCATGTTATGTCGGTAAGGGACATATTGATTGACCTGCCGCGAATTGAACCTTCAGCAGATCCAGCTGCCTTGTGTTTGGCCGCATATGGTGAAACTCCGCCAGTCGCTTTGGTGCGCTTGAGCCAAGAATTTATGAACTTAGTCATTCCGCCTTTAGTTTTTCGGTTTTTAGGATTTGAATAGAGCCATATTTCCATGGCATTTAGTTCTTGCTTAACAAGTTCATCACCGTAATGCTCGACCAGTTTTTGGTAAAAGTCATCAGGGACAGTGTAGGCTTTACCGTCATTTAATAGCATATTCAGCTCCCATCAAGAAATAACTTGAAACAGTGCATTGCTCATCAAACCGATTAGTCACTTTTATGCGATGTGAGAGTATTGGATTTCCTTCAGATTTAAGCTCATAAATTCGAGTAGCCAACTGGGTTACACCTAGTTCTTGATAGGCTTCTAATGATGTGATCGTGTTACCACTTTCAAGGTGTTGCAGGATGCGTTCTTTCTGGCTCATTGTTCTTTCTCCTTTAGTTCGCGCTAAGCGCTCACCGACTTTTTGAATGAATTTTTTTAAATTATTTTCTTTGAGATACTTTAACCCTTTTACTTGTCGCCAAGTAAATTTTAAGTTAAGAGGGCTAAAGCAGCTCTTCGGTATAATTGTTATCGTATCGAATATTTAATCTATCCTGAAGCCAGTACCGACTGGATTCAAGGGCTATGTGAAGAGGGTCAACTTCGTCTTTGGGGTTTAATTTAAAATGGTTCCCCAACCTCTAGCCCGATAACTTGCTGAAGTATTATCTATATCAACCTGTTTGTAAACACCAAAACAGGAATTATTTACCAAGTCGAATAAAATCAATTATATCAACATTAAAAGCCGCGCATAAATGCTGGACAGTGTGCAGCTTCATATTAGGCTGCGTTCTCCACCGTATAACCTGCTGTGGGCTTGTCTTAGCGATCCTAGATAGTTCTGCGTTAGATATGCCAGCATTTGATTGGGCGGCTCTAACAGCCTTTCCTGCGTCTATAAGTTGCATATTATTATTCCAGTTGTGATATATTGTTATTGACCGGCTAGCGCTGGTCTTTCTCCTGTTGGTTGCCCCCCGCGAGGGGGGCATTTAACTCTAAAAAGGTATATCTTCATCAAACTCGGCAGTCTGTGGCTGCACTGCTTTCTGTGCTTGCGCCATGCCTTGCTGCTGGGCTTGATCTTTTGCGCTAAATTTTAAGCTCATATACTTGGTGCCTTTTGCGCTAGTATTAACCCAGCCGCTAACCCAGTATTCTTTGCCGTCAATCATGGCGCTGCCTTTACGGTCAGGATGCGTTTCAGATTCTTTCTTGTCGTTTACAAACATTGCGCCGGTGTTATCTTTCTGCTCGTAGTTACTCATTAGTCTCTCCTATTGTGCTTGTCTAAATTCAGGGGTTTTCATTGTGGCGCGTTCTTGGGTAGTGAATACGCCGCCTTTGCTTGGTGCTTTCCAGAGTAGCTGCTTCTCTGTATCGCTTAACTCTTTCCACGCTTCGTTGGCTGTGGATAGGTCGCCAGTTGCCAGTCCGTCCTTGATAGCCTTAACGCTTGGCATCAGGTCGATAATGGCATCTTCGTAGCTTTCCTGCTCGGCCTTCTTAACTGCCTTGTCGCTTCTTAGCATTGCCGCTTCTGCGTCATCATCTACTTGCGGTATTCCAGCCATGGCAGCCAATCCGTAGCGTCTTGCGTAAGTAATACACGAACCGCCAGATTGCGGGTCGCGCTTAACCATCGGCAATAAAAACTCTTGTTCTAACCACTGACCAGAGGAATGCATGAGCCTTGTGCATACTCCTACACTGTTATCAGTGCTGATAGGGAACTGAACGTAGCTGAGGCCATTGGCCGCAAACGGCTCTTTAATTACCTGCATAACGTCCGACAAGTTCGCGTATTTAGATTTAAAGAAAGGGTTGCCACTGCCTTTGACTGCTCCCCCCATAACTGCTTGCGCTACGCATAATGCGGTTGCAATTTCGTCAATTTTTTCGCTTGAATACATGGTTTTCTCCAATTATTGAATGGTTATGATACTAAAAAGTTAATGATGTGGTAACACTTTTGTCAGGGTCAGCGCAATTAGCTGATGCGCACTCCCCTTCTGCGGTCAGCGAGCCGTATGCGTGATAGTATTCATCCGGCATATCATCTCGCGCTGGGTTGTGCATGGCGTAGTCTTTCTCTGCCAGCTCGTAAAAGTAATTTTGAAAGTCGGTAGTAAACATATTTCCTCCAGTTGATTATTTGCTTGTGTAGTCAAAAGCGTAGTTGATGTACAGCCTTAAAATACCTTGGTGGTATTGCTGGAGAAATTGCACTGACTTCCAAAACTCCTCAGACTGCTTTCTGTCTATAGTTGTCTCGTGAAAGCACCACCAGCTAACAATATCTAAATGCTTGACCAGCAATCCCTGCCAGTAGATTCTGTGCCTTTCCATATTGCACATATTGCGGTTTTCGATTTTTTGAGTATTCATGTCGCCTCCTATATGCCCCCGAAGGGGCGTTTAGATTAGTGAGCCAGTGCACCATCGCAGATGAAGATGCTTTCGATTGCAAACATCACTTCGTTTAATTCGGCTGGGCTGTCTGCGTACATACCGACTAAAAGTTTTAAGTCTTGGTAATTAACTGTGCCGTCTTTTATCATCATAGCGTTTGCGAGTTTTGTAGCATAAGTAAGTAGTGAATTGTTCATGTTTGTAACCCTTTGTTTTTTGAATGTCTGCACATTGTCTACTATGTTTACGATAATGTAAACACTTTAGGCAATAAAAAGCCCAAATTAATGGGCTTGGTTTAATATGCGGCTAGTTTGGGTAGTCTAGCACCGCATATCCGGCCATTTCTAAACTAATATGACCAGATAGCAGGGCAGGTAAAGCCATCTTCTTCAGTGCAGCCATCAAGGTGAATAAACCTCGTGCGGCCTTTTTGCTTTACGCCTATGCGTTGAATACCATGCTTCTGAGCCACCCTAATCAATTCTAAGGCGTTTTCTCCGCTAACAAGTATGTCTACCGCTTTTCCAGTTGAATGCGCTCCTGCCTTATCTTTGCGCTGTTCTATTGGGTGTTGCGGACTGCGGTATGCACTGCTGATTGGAAAGCCAAAGCCACACTCTTTACGGATAGCGATCAGAACCTTTAAAAAGTCAGGATCAAAGCCGCTTTCTCCGGTGTGCTTACAAGCCAATTCTTTTTCTGTGAAATATACTACTTTCTTTTTAGCTGTCATTTTTTAACCCTTTCATAAGTTCTCAGGCCACCTAGGCCAAGCATACCCATCAGAACAGGTAACATGGTGCTAGTGTCAGCCTGTGGAATGTCTAAGCCAAAACCTGCGGCAAGTGGTGAGATTAAAAAGTTTACTCCGAATCCAAGCACGCAAACCCATCCTGTAGCTGGCCGCCATCCCGCTTGGAACCAGTTTCCTTTTGCTTCTGCCTTGTTGACTTCGATCTGAGCCAGTGCGATTTCCTGCGCGTGGATTTCAGACATTGTTGCAATCTCATGGGCGATCTTCTGCTTGGTATCAGCATCGGCGATGAATTTATCCAGTAAGTTAGTGACAGGGGCAATTAAGGCGTTTACTAGGCTCATTGGAACATCTTCCCGACTACAAATAAACCTATAATCAAAGGGTATATG